GCAAGTCCCTCGACGAGTCCCTCATCCCGGTCGAGATCCTCGAAGCCGCCCGCACGGTCAACCACTTCACCAAGCTCTCGGTCGTCGCGGCTGAGTAAACCACCCTTCCGTCCGGGCTAGGTCTATAGACCAGCCCGGCTCACCGGGGCCGGGGCAACCCGGCCCCCTGTCTTTTCTGGACCCTGAAACGGATTCGCCCGAAACCGTTTCTGAGGGGAGGCCACCATGTCCGACGAGGCAGTCCTTCAGGCAATTAGGACTAAGGTAGTCCGCGATCTCGCCATGCCCTCTGGTGACCCCCGGGAGATGGAGGAGCTGGACGACCTCGTCATGAGGTGGGACCAGACCACCCAGCTCAAGGCCGAGCTGGATGCCGTGCAGGAGGGGCTCAGGAAGGCGCTGGAGGGGCTCCTCGTCAAGCACAGGGCTCGGGGCCTCATCGGGTCCACAGGGGCTGTACGGGGCAGGGAGAGCGTCCAGTCGGTCACCCGGAGGGAGTGGGTGGGTGAGGGGATACCCAAGCCCGTGTTGACGGGGGCCAAGGTCTCCATCGTGGAGCTGGCCATCGTGACGTCCCCCGCCCGGGTGGAGGCGTTCAGGAAGCTGATGGGGACCGGCCCTTCTGGCTGGGCGATCGACCACACGAGCCCTGAATAGAAAAAGACCCCCCTCGATCCCTTGAAGCTGGCGGCGACGTAGGACCGAGGGGGTTGTTCAGCTCCCTTACGGGCTCTGCTCTTGGGAGAGATTGCCATCCCAATCTCGGTGAGTCAAGGGGTATTTTCGGATCTTCTAGTCTTTTTTCAGGAGGAAGCTGGTACTCATTTTTCAGTTGCTTTCTGGCTTCGGTTGTGTTAGGTGGTTTTTTCTTGGTACACCGGGGGCTTCCCTCTCGCGCCAAGGGGCAGGCTCGGCCCTCCGAACCAGCCCAGAGACCCCGAGAGAAACCGTCAGACGAGTACGAGGGAAAAGTTACTGACAGGTGGAATGGAGATCCGAAGACCTCCCGCGTTTTGCGACCCGGACGTAGCCCCTTTTGCTGGATCGAGTACCAGCCCGTTGCCGGGAATCAGACTCACCCTTTCGTCTTCCCTCGCCCTCCCCCCTCGCTACGGGAGAGAGCCTCGACAGGGATACCGTACCTCTTGAATTTATCGTCGCAAGAGATGAAAACCCGACTAGGCCCCCCCAGACGGTGTAGGGGGCCTGATGTAGAACTAGAGCAGTCCTTGATGCGTTGAGGTCGGGACGTACAGCTCCACTTGGAGGGACCGGCCCTCCCGGATTCCCCGCGACAGCGGGTCCGGAAAAAGTGGAGTTGGTCGTAGCCGCCAGCTCGTAGGGGTGGTACCCTACTCTCCCCCCACAGCGGGAGTCAAGAGGTCAGGTGCGGCGGTGGGAAACTTCCTCGCTTGACAGGTCGATCTTGACCGTGCTACCTTGAGGTGCTATGGCGGCGACACCAAAGGGAACCACCCTCATCACGGTCGGGAACCTGAGATCCGGCTTTGCTGGCGACGTCCCGGTGTCCCTGATCGACGACGCCACGTCCTGCTACAAGACCGGGTATCAGTTTACCCACGCCTTCCGCCGCAAGCTCGCCAACGGTCGCCGGGCTTGGGACGGGAAGATCCACCTCTGGAGCCCCCTCTCCCGCTCCCTCCCGACCGGGGCTGTCCCCATGGCTGTCGAAGCTCTCCGGCAGGGGGGCTACAACGTGCGCCTGCGGTACGCCCCGGATGCCCGCCCTCTGCCGATCGTCGGGGACTGGAGGCGGGAGTACCCGGACCTGCGGCCCGGGGGGCACGCCAAGACGATCATCCCCCGGGACTACCAGTACCTCGGGGTCGAGGCCGCCCTCGAAGGCTCTCCATACATCGGGCAGAAGGGAGTCCTGCGCGTCCCGACCGGGGGTGGGAAGACCCTGATGACCTCGATGATCTGCGAGGCGTTCGGGTTGACGGCCCTGATCTTCGTCCACGGACAGAACCTCGTGGACCAGACGTACGACGAGCTGTGTCGGTTCCTCGGCCCGGCCCGGGTCGGGCGCGTCATGGCCAACGAGTTCGCACCCTCCCTCTTCACCGTCGTCTCGGTGGACACGGTCGGAGCCCGGCTGGCCCGGCGTGACCCCCAGATGATCGCCCTCCTGAAGTCCGCCCGGGTTGTGGTCGCCGACGAGGCCCACCGGGTTGGAGGGGGGAAGGCCACCTTCCAGCGGGCACTGGACATGTGCCCGGCCACGGTCCGCTTCGGGATGTCGGGCACCCCGTTCAAGAAGACACAGGACACGGACCTCATCCTGATGAGCCGGACCGGGACGCTCCTGTACGACCTGCCCCCCACCCGGCTTCAGGATGTAGGGCACCTCGCTCAGGCCGACCTGCTCGTCTACGAGGTAACCCAGCCGCAGGGGATGGAACTCGGGTGGCGCGAGGCCATGGACGAGCTGGTCTTCGACCACGCGGCCCGGACGGAGTTCATCATCCGCAAGGCCCGGGGGCACGTGGCCGCCGGAAAAACCGTCCTCCTGATCGCCGGGAACTCCGTAGGGTTCGTGAAGAACCTCGAAGCGGAATGGAAGAAGCAAGCCCGGTCCGACCCCCGCACTATCCCTTCGGCAGCCTTCGTGACCGGCACCTCGGGCCGGGAACGGGTAGGAGAGGCTGTCAAAGCCCTGCGGGACGGAAGGATCGGGCTTCTATGTTCGACGGTACTCTTCGACGAGGGGACGGACATCCCCGCCATCGACGTGGTCATCTTGGCCTCGCCGTCGAAGAGCTTCGTGAAAGTCATGCAGCGGATCGGGCGCGGGCTGCGTCCCAAGCTGGCTGGCGGCAAACTCCTCGTGATCGACGTTCTCGACTCGAACAATCCTTACCTCATCAAACACTTCTACTCAAGGTTGAAAGTGTACGAATCCGAAGGGATCTTCGACAAGCGGGAGACCGAGCTTGCCGATCTCAACCCTTCACTTCTCCCCGGTTCTGGCGGCATCCCAGTCCAAGCAGCTCTCTACACGTAGGAGGTTTGGCTCTATGGCCCCTTCAGCTCACGATGCGCTCGTGGCCTCTCTGCTCACGTATTACGACTCTCAGGTCCGGAAGTTCAACCCGACACCCTTCCAGTTCCGTCACTTCACCCCGGGGGAGAACATCACCCGGGGGATGCTCTGGAAGAAGCTGGTGGAGATCGCCGAGTGGTGCGCCCCCCGGAAGATTCCCCCGCTCAACTTCGTCCGCGCCCAGTTCGAGATGTGGCGCACGCCCTCGAACCCCAAGGCGAAAGGCATCGGCTACCCGACCCCCCGCTTCCTCGGCCTGACTCAGGCCAACCTCGACCGGTACGAGCAGTGGATCGGCAAGCAGCGGTCCCTCATGTCGGCCACGGTGGTGTCCGCGTCCTCTCAGGTGGATGAGACCGTCGCCACCTTCCTCCGCAACCGGCCCGATCTTCTGTCGGAGGAGGATGTCTTCCGCGACCCGCTCCTCGTCTTGACCATGTCTCCTGAAGCCGTAAGAACGCATCCCACCTTCGTGCATGTCGTAGAGTCGGGGGCCTTCCCGGAAGGCTCTTTCGCCCGCAAGCTGCTTCAGGAGTACATCCCGAGTGCCGACACCCACGTCCCCGCCCACGCCTGATCCCGATTCCATCCCGGTTCACATCTATGCTTTGTCCGATCCCAGAACGGGGGTTGTCCGTTACGTGGGGAAGTCGTGGACTATCAGAAAACGCCTCACCCAGCATCTGAGTGCGGCTCGGACCCGCGCAAAGAAGGGCCATGTTTACTCGTGGCTTCGATCTTTGCTGCGCGAAGGGGTGGCCCCAGCTCTCACCATTCTGGAGACTGTTTCGGCGGGTGGTCCGTGGCAGGAAAGGGAGAAGCACTGGATTCAGTATTTCCGCCAGAGTGGGGTACCGCTGACAAACCTCACTGATGGGGGGGACGGAACCCATGGTCTCCACAGCCCTCTTCGGGGTATCCCCCTTTCCGACCTGCACAGGCAGCACGTTCGAGAAGGCCGACGTAACGGTACCGCTTCTCCCGGTTTCAAGGGGCACAAGCATACCCCTGTTTCCGTTGCCAAAATGTCCATGGTCCGAGTGGGAAAGAAGCAGTCCATAGAAACCCGAAAAAAGAGGGCAGAGGCCAATCGGGGAAGAGTACACACCACGGAGGAGCTGGAGAAAATGCGCGGCCCCAGACGTGAGACCTGCATCAAGGGGCATGTTTTTGACACGACGAATTCGTATGTCTGGGCCGGGGCCGGTGGGCGTCACTGTCGTAAGTGTCGTGCGGAAGCAGAGCGCAGGCGGTATGCGAAGCGGAAAGAACGGCAGGTGGCGTAATGGTTGCACCCGAAGAAATTCAGCTCACCCCCCTCGCGGTCCGCACCATCCTCGCGGCCCTCGTCACGGATGAGACCCTGTTCACCCGCTGGTGGCCTGTCGTGGGTCCGGACTTTTTCCCGGATGCCTACTACAAGCGGGTGGCGTCCTACATCGACGCCTACTGGAAGAAGTACGGAAAGTGCCCGGACCCGTCGGTCATCATCGACCACTTCCAGAGTTCGGCCTACTCCGAGGAGGATCAGGAGATCTACACCTCGGTGTTCGACGACATCTTCTCGGCTCCGCTGGAGGACTGGCCCCACTACCAAGACCATCTTCGGCTCTACGTCCGCAAGCAGGCGTTCGAGCACTCCATCGAGCTGGCCTCGAAGCTGGTCGAGAAGCTGGACTTCGAGGGGGCGCAGAAGGCCATCACGGACGCCGCGTCCGTCGGCCTCGACCTCGACTCCGGGACCGTCAGCCTCTTCGACCCCACGGAGATCGAGAAGAGGTGGGATGTTCGCACGGCTCCGGAGCACGCAGTCCGGCGCGTCCCGCTCTCGATCGGCAACCTCGACAGCTACTTCCAGAAGGGTCCGACCCAGAAGGGTCTCAAGCCGAAGACCCTGACTGTCGTTGTCGGTCCTCCGGCAGGCGGGAAGTCCACGGCTCTCGTCCACATCGGGAAGTGGGCGGTCCTGAACGGGTTCAAGGTTCTGCACTTCACGCTGGAGATGGTGAAGGAAGACGTCGTGGACAAGTACGACGCCACCCTCACGAACATCCCGGTCAACAGCCTCTCGGACCGGGCCGGGGATGCGCTCTCCGAGATGCTGAAGCTGACGAAGTACGCCGACGCTCTGCGGATCATCGAGCGTCCCCAGTATTCCCTGTCCCCTGCCGACCTCGAAGCCTTTCTCATCCGCATGGAGCAGGTCTATTCCTTCAAACCCGACGTCGTCCTCGTGGACTACGCCGACCTCATGTCGGGTGGGATGGGGTTCAAGGTGGGCGGATCGGACCGGCGGCACGAGCTGAACTACATCTACACGTCCCTGCACAAGCTCGCCAAGGTGAGAGACCTCGTCGTGGTCACAGCGACTCAGGCGAACCGGGCGGCCCTCGGGAAGCAGATCATCAACCTCGAAGACATCGCCGAGGACATCTCCAAGGCATGGATTTCGGATCACATCCTCACGATCTGTCAGACGACGAAGGAGAAGCAGGAGGGCCGCTGCCGCCTCTACATCGCCAAGAACCGTGGAGGAGTCGCGCAGGTCGAGATCGCTTTCACCCAGAACCTCGCGACCGCAACTTTTGCTGTTGCCGGAGGTGCAGCCATGGCCCGGGTCGTGGCTGCCGTCGAGCTGTCCAAGCCCGTGGCCGGGAAGGGGGGATCGTTCGTGATCCCGACGGGCGAGGAAGAGGAAGAGGAAGAGGTGGAGGAGGTCGTCAGTGCCTGAGACCTTGCTCCTTGTGGGAGACGTACGGACGGCCCTTTCTCTTCTGGACGACGAGAGCATCCAGTGCGTCGTTACCTCCCCTCCTTACTGGGGGCTCCGGGACTATGGCCACGCGGGTCAGCTCGGGCTGGAGGCCACGCCCGAGGAATATGTCGCGAACCTAGTTCAGGTCTTTCGGGAGGTTCGGCGCGTGCTGCGCGGAGACGGGACTCTGTGGCTGAATCTCGGGGACAGTTACACGTCTGGTGGGCGCACGTGGCGTTCTGAGGACAAGAAACATCCGGGGGCGCGGGGGATGAGCTACCGCGCCTCAACGCCCGACAGTCTCAAGCCCAAAGATCTCGTCGGCATCCCGTGGCGGGTGGCGTTCGCACTGCAAGCGGATGGCTGGTATCTGAGGTCGGACATCATCTGGCACAAACCGAACGTCATGCCGGAGAGTGTGACCGACCGACCGACCCGGAGCCACGAGTACCTCTTTCTCCTGACGAAGTCCCTCAAGTATTATTACGATTCAGCGGCCCTCAAAGAGCCCGCCAAGGGCGCACCCGGAACGGTCCGAAAGGATCAGGCCCGCGAATTTCGTACTCCCGAATTTCAGAGCAATAGGAGGGGTCGTTCGCAGGAGCCTGTGAAAGTTGGGGCCATGGGGATTCCTGCGGACGGGTTGCGTAACGCTCGCTCCGTCTGGACGTTCCCGACACGCCCCTACAGGGGGGCGCACTTCGCGGTCTTTCCACCGGAGCTTCCCACCCGCTGCATCAAGGCTGGAAGTCGGGTGGGGGACACGGTTCTCGATCCTTTCGGGGGGTCGGGGACGACCGGGGCGGTGGCTTATGATCTCGGCAGGCATTCCGTGCTCGTGGAGCTGAATCCCGAGTATGCAGCTCTGGCTCAGGCCCGGGTTCCGGGGGCGGAAATCCTGCCCATTTCGGCGGACGAGACTGGAACGGGGCTGCTGGAGGCCGATGGTGCCTGAGCTGCCTGACATCTCCCGTCACGTCGAGACGTTTATCACGGCGGTCTTCGACCACTTCTCGATGGAGAGGGGCGGGGCCGAGTACAGCCTTCCCTGCCCCTTCTGCACGACGGACCCCCGCAAGAAGAAGATGTACCTGAACCACAAGACGGGCAGGTGGATCTGCTTCAAGTGCGAGAGGAAGGGGAGCTTCTCGTGGCTCGTCCGGTCCATGGCCAAGGAGAACGACGCCATCGACCCGGACGAGTTCCTCTCCGGGCTGGAGGAAGCCAAGCGGGGCAACGATGCCCTCGCCCTCTTCTCGTGGGCGGCCCGGCATCCGGGCCAGAAGCCTCCCGTGGCCGAGCTGGGGCTCACCCCTCGGCCACAGGTCAAGGAGCTGCCCAAGGGGCTCGTGCCTGTCTGGAGGCCCCATGACGTTCCTCTCGCGGAACGTCGTCGCCTGAAGACGGTGGCTTACCTCGCCTCTCGTGGGATCGGGCTGCCCCTCGCCGAGTTCTACCAGCTCCACGCCGGGGTCGTCGGGAAGTACGAGAACCGGGTGGCGGTCCCGGTGATCTCCGTGGACACCCGGGAAGTGGCGGGTTGGGTCGCTCGGGCTACCCGCTTCGGCATGGAACCGAAAGTCCTGAACACCCCCTCGGACGCCGGGGGCTCGATCGACGAGCACCTCTTCAGCCTCGACAAGGCTCAGGGGGTTTACAAGGACGTCGTCCTTGTCGAGGGGGTCTTCGACGCCATGAAGCACGGGCCGAACTTCCTCGCCATGCTCGGGAAGTCCCTCAAGAAGAAGCAGCTCCTCGCCCTCCTGCGGGCGAAGTTCGAGAAGGTGACCGTCATGCTGGACCGGGATGCCCTCGGGGAATGCCGGACGCTGGCTCTGGCCCTGCGGATGCACATCCCCGAAGTCCGCTATGCCCTCTTGCGGGCCGTGAAAGACCCCGGAGAGGCGACCCGAGAGCAGGTTCAGGAGGCTCTGGAGGCGTCTAAACCCGCTTGAAATGAGGACTTGACAGTTTTATATTTATCGTGCTAGTATTCTCGTGCGGTCAGAAAAGACCCCGAGAAAGGTAAACACGAAATGGCAGTCACCAAGATTCTCAGGAAGGTCCGGGACATCTTCCCGGGGCTCGTGTTCTCTCCCACGGTGGCGGAGCTGAGCCTCTACTGCTACACGCACACGCCCGACGATCCGGGCCGAATCTACGTCCCCAAGGTGGACCCGGCCTACGAGTTCCAGCTCGCTCCGCTGGAGGCTCTCATCATCGGGGAGGTGCTCAACCGCCCCGTCTACCTGCACGGGCACACGGGCACGGGGAAGACCTCCCTGATCGCTCAGTTCTGCGCTCTGCGGGGCCGGGAGATGATCCGGCAGAACTTCGACGAGCACATCTCCCGGGCGGAGCTGGTCGGCTCCCCCACGGTCGCCGTCGAGGCCGGAGCCTCGGTCATCAAGTTCCGGTACGGCTCGCTCGCCACGAGCATGATGCGGCCCGCCACGTGGCTCGCCGACGAGTTCGACACGGGCAGCCCGTCCTCCACGGTCGTCGTCAACCCGGTGCTGGAGTCGGCCGAGCCGACCCTTCACATCCCGGAGACCGAGGAGGTCATCGTCCCGAACAAGGACTGGAGGGTGGTCGCCACCGGGAACACGGACGGGGTGAACCCCGACCCCCGGGGCATCTACGCGGGAACCCAGACCCAGAACGCGGCGAGCCTGAACCGGTTCGCGTTCCGGATGGAGGTCGAGTACAACAGCCCCGAGGCCGAGGAGAAGGTGCTCCTCCGGAAGTACCCCGGGTTCCCCACGGAACTCCTCTCGAAGGTCATCTCCTTCGGCCGGGAGTACCGGCAAGCCTTCCTCGGGACGCAGGAACTCTCGACCCCGTTCTCGACCCGGACCCTGCACAACTGGGTGGAGGGGACGATCTTCACCGGCTCGATCTACCGGGCCTTCGCTATGACCTTCCTCGCAGCGGTCCCGGCCCCCGAGAAGCGGACCGTCACGGAGCTGGCCCGGCGGCTCGGAGTCTCCGAGTGATCCGGACCGACCTGACCGGGATGGGAGGGGGGCCTTCGGGCTCCTCTCTGCATTTCGAGCTTGACCTGTCGAGCTTGAAGTGGTACATTCTGGGTGTGGGCGGAACGCCCCGAGAAAGGAACCGGACATGATCGAAGGCGCTCTCACCAAGCTGGCACGGGTTCTCGCGGTTCGGCTTGGCCTCGTCGTGAACTTCTCCCGGAACTTCGGGGCAAGCACGGACGGGAAGACCATCAACATCATGAACCTCTCGGACGCGAAGTTCGAGAGGATCGCCGCTCGTCTGACCCTGAAGGGGATCAACCTCCTCCGGGTCATCAACGGCTTCCTCGACCACGAGGCGGCCCACTGCTACTACACGTTCACGTCCCACACTGCGGATCAGCTCTTCGCAGAGATGAAGAAGACCGCCGCCCGGATGGTGAAGAACCTGACCGGGTTCGACGGGCTCTCCCTGAAGTTCCGGGAGAAAATCGGAACGCTCGTCCTGAAGACCCTCTCCAACTTCGGAGAGGACCGGCGGATCGAGTACCGGTGGATCATCCGGTTCCCGGGCTCCGAGGAGTCCATCATCGAGATCTCCCGGTTCGACGTCGCCCTCGGCGAGGACAAGCCTGTCGAGGAAGCGGAGACGGAGATCGAGACCGAGGCGGCCGGGATCATGAGCTTCTACAACGAGGTGCTCTACGGGCTCTTCCGGCTCTCCCATCGGCCCGTTCAGGCTGAGATCTACGGAATGGCTCTCGGGCGGAAGAAGGTGACCCCCCGGGCGGCCGAGTTCATCAGGCGGCACGGTCTGACCTACGAAACGTTCGTGGGCTTCGAGACGGTCGAAGAGCTGATCTCCTTCCTCGAACCGGCGACCGAAGCTCTCATGCTCGACATCTTCACCCGGGCCAAGGCAATCAAGGAAGGGGCTCCCAAGCCCGAGCCGAGGCCCAAGGGCAAGCCCCTCCCCCCGTCGGACGACTTCTCCTCCGAGGCCGGTGAGCCGGAAGAGGGGGACGAGGAAGGTGCAGAGGGCGAGGAAGAGGGCGAGGAAGAGGCTGAGGGCAGCTCCAAGGGCTCCGGCGAGGAGACCGAGGAGGAAGGGGAGGAGAACGAGGAGAAGGGCTCCGAGGACGCGGAGGAAGGGGGAGAGGAGGGCGACGAGGAAGGCGCGGGCTCCGAGGGCGAAGGGGAAGAGGACGGGGAAGGCGACGAGGAGGGCGAGGGCTCCGAGGGCGAGGACGAGACCTCTCCCGTCGGCGGGTCCGACGAAGGCCACCGGGAAGTCGAGGGCGAGGGAACCGCCGGGGAGTGCAACCCCAACCCGGAGCCCCACCCCGAGGCGGCAGAGATCCTCCGGGAACTCGAAAGGCGGATGGAAGAAGCGGCCGAGGACCGGACCAAGTCGGCCATGGACGAGATCCAGACCGAGGCGGACGGGCTCAACCGGGACGTGGCTCTCGACGAGAACGTGGACCCCGTCAAGGCATGGGAACCGGCCTCGACCCGGAACGATCGGGTGGTCCCGGTCCGGGCGAACCCTCTCCCCTCTACCCTCGACGGGTTCACTAAGGAAGTCGCCGCGATCTCCGTCGGGCACGTCGGCCGGAAGCTCCTCGGCGAGTACCGGAACCGGTTCACCCCGTCGGCCGAGGGAACCCGGATCAACCTCCGGGCCATGGGCGGGTTCGCTGCCGGGGTTCCGGACTTCAACCGGCTCTTCATCCGGAAGGAAAACAAGCAGAGCAGGAAGGGCACCGTTGTTCAGCTCGTCGTGGACCTGAGCGGCTCGATGTGTGGCGAGAAGATGCACTCGGCCATGGTCTCCGCCGGGGTCATCGGAGACCTCCTCCAGAGGCTCTCGATCCCCTTCGAGATCATCGGGTTCACGACCCGGGGATGGGGAAGCGGACTGAGCACCAGTGAGCCCTACACCCCGACCCCGACCCACGGGTGGACCCGGACCGAGGCTCTCGACTTCCAGCTCTTCAAGTCGTTCAACGAACCGATGAGCACCGCAACCCCGGGGCTCGCGAGCTGGGTCAGCCGGGCCGGATGCAACAACGTGGACGGGGAGAGCATCCAGTTCTGCGCCAACCGGCTCCTCGTCCGGCCCGAGGCCCGGAAGATCATGGTCGTCCTCTCGGACGGGCTCCCGGCCTTCGAGGGGGCCGACCAGCGCAAGGCCAATGCCCATCTCAGGGCAGTCTGCAAAAAGCTGGAAGGAACCCCGGGACTGGAACTCTACGGGATCGGCATCCGGAGCGAAGCGGTCCGGAAGTTCTACGCGAAGTACGTCATCCTCTGGGAGCCCACGGAACTTCCCTCGGTTCTCGGAAAGCTCTTCTCGGGAGACAATCGGGGGTTCACGACCCACAGCGAGCGGAAGGCGGCGAGCTACTGATGGAAGAGACGGCGATCGGGGTCGAGGCGGCCCCACCCGAAAAGAAGCGGCGGAAGAAGGCCACCCCCGAGGGGGTGGTCACCCCCAAGAAGACCCGAGCGAAGAAGACCGAGGAGGCGAAGCCCGTGCCCACGGACCTCGCCCTCCTCGACTCCTGCGAGCAGTGTCCGGCTCTCGTCATGGAGCGCATGAACGGGTCGGTCAACCCGGTGCGGATCATGGGTCCGAAGACCGCCCGGGTCATCCTCGTGGCCGACAACCCGCAGATCGGGGAGGCGTTCCACGGGGCTCCGGACTGGGAGCGCGACGACTGGCAGGTCGTAGTGGATGCTCTCTCGTCGGCGGAGTTCACCTTCGAGGAGGTGGCCGTGGCCTACGCCACCCGGTGCGCGGTCGGGCGGGTCGGTGACAAGGCCAAGCTCCTGAAGTCCGAGGTCATTTCCAACTGCCGTCCGTGGTTCCATCTGGAGCTGGCGGAGTACCCGAACGTTCAGGCCATCATGTGCCTCGGCCGGGTCGCCACGTCGGCGGTGCTGGGGTGCTCCCTTCTCAACTACGCGAAGTCCCGGGGGAAGATCCACGAGGTCTCCCTTGCGGGGCGGAGCATCCGTGTCGTCGTCTCGTCTCACCCGTTCCAAGTCCTGAGTTCGCCGTTCGAGAAGGAAGCCTTCGAGATGGACTTCCGCCAGCTCCGGGCGGCGGCCGAGCCGGACTATGCCCCGTTCGACATGGCCCGGCATCAGGAGACCCACACCGAGAAGTACCACCTTGTGGACTCCGTCGGGGAGCTTCAGGCCATGGTGGACCGGCTCCTCGAAGTCCCGATGGTGGCCTTCGACACGGAGACCCGGGGCCTCGACCCGTTCCACCTGCCGACCCCGGACCCGGCCGATGCGGGTCTCCCCCTGAAGTTCCTCACGACGATCCAGTTCTCCCCGACTGCCGGGGAGTCGTACTTCGTCCCGGTCTGCCACAAGGACTTCAACATCTGGACGGGGTCCGAGCTGACGCAGTGGCTGGAGACGCTCCGGTTCTTCTTCGAGAACTACCGGGGAACGCTCGTCGGCTACAACGGGAAGTTCGATCAGGTGGCCATCCTGCACGATCTCGGCGTCCTGCCCCGGCTCTCCATGGACCCGATGATCGTGGACCAGCTCAGGCGCGGGATGCCCGCGAGAAGTCTGAAGAAGCTCGCATGGCTCGTCTCGAACTACGGGGGGTACGAGACTCAGCTCAAGTCCTCGGCCCCGGCCGGGCACGAGCACGACTCGTACTACTACCCGCTGGAGGAGCTGTTCTGGTACGGGTGCCTCGACACGGATGTCACGTACCGGGCCGCCGAGAAGTTCGCCCCCATCCTCGCGGCGGATGGGAAGCTCAAGACCCTGTCGGATTTCCTCGCGGCAGCCTCCGGGGTGCTGGCGGAAGTGGCCGTGGACGGCTGGCGGATCGACCTGAAGTACCTCGAAGAGTACGGAGCCACCCAGCTCAAGACCGTGGCCGGGGCCAAGGCCACCATCCGGTCCGTGGCGGCCGAAGCCGTGGCGGCCTTCGAGAAGCAGTACGGGAAGGAGTTCGACCCCTCCAGTGCGAAGTCGCTGGGGTTCCTCCTGTTCGATCTCCTCGGGTTGCCCTCGGTCGAGAAGACCGACAAGGGTGCGCCGTCCACGGCCAAGGGTGCGCTCTCGGCCATCGAGACCCACCACCCGGTCGTCCCTCTCATCCTCAACATGCGGAAGGCCGACAAGGCGTACTCCGCGTTCTACAAGCGGTGGAAGGAGGGGGTCGGTCCGGATGGACGCCTGCACTTCCACTACAACCTCATCAAGTTCCGGGATCTGGAGTCCGGCGAGAAGGGCGGAACCGAGACGGGTCGGCTCTCGTCGAGCGGCGCGGCGGGCAACGCTCAGCAGATCACGAAAGACCCGGTCATCCGGAAGACTTTCCTCCCGGACCGTCCCGGGGATGTCCTCGTGGACATCGACTTCAGCACGCTGGAGTACGTCATCGCTGCCGTGTACTCGAAGGACGAGAAGCTCTGCTCCGCGTTCCGGAAGGGGTACGACATCCACGCAGCGGTTGCGGCCGAGATGTTCGACTCAACCCCCGAGGAGATGTCGAAGCCCGAGAACAAGAAGCTCAGGTCCAAGGGGAAGACCATGAACTTCAGCGCCCTCTACGGAGCCGGGCCGGAGAATGTGGCCGATCAGCTCAAGTGCTCGAAGGAGGAGGCCGAGGAGTTCCTCGAAAACTACTACGCGAAGTTCCCCGGGCTCGTGAAGTGGATCGCAGCGACGAAGCGGGCCGTGCGGAAGTCCGGTCGGGCGACGTCGAAGATGGGGCGGTTCCGGGCACTTCCGGACGCCATGCTCCCGGACACCAAGGCCAACAAGGGTAGGATCGAGGCGGCCCTGCGGCAGGCGGTCAACGGCCCGATTCAGGGGGATGCTTCGGACGTCTGCCTCTGGGGGCTCGTGCGCGTGGCTGATCTCATCCGGGAGCTGAAGCTCCAGACCCGGATCAAGGCGACGATCCACGATGCCATCATCCTGTCCTGTCCGCCGGAAGAGGTCTTCGAGGTCATCGACGCTGTGTGCCACATCCTGACCAACCCCGGGCTGGAGTGGCTGGATGGGCCGAAAGGCCCCGGGGTGCCGCTTCGGGTGTCCGTAGAGATCGGGGAGACGTGGGGAGACATGGTCTCATATGAAGAAGACTGAACCTGCTGCTATTCGGTTTGAGAAGTACGTGGAGCCAGAGCCCATGTCTGGGTGTTTCTTGTGGGTTGGAGGTACGAACCCGGTGGGGTATGGGCGTTTCTGGGGTGGTCAGGGACGAATGGTGTACGCCCATCGGTTCGCGTATGAGCAGGCACATGGCCCGATACCTGTGGGGAAAGATGTGCTGCATTCTTGTGACAACCCTCCGTGCGTGAGCCTCCACCATCTTCGTGCTGGGAGTGCGTCGGAGAACCAGAAGGATGCAGTGCAAAGGGGTCGGCATTCTCAACGGAGAAAAACGCACTGCCCGAAGGGACACGCTTACGACGCCGTAAACAACCGTGGCGAGCGGTACTGTCGCCTGTGTGAGAATGCCCAACAGCGGGCGAGGAAGGTCTGTGATGCCGATTGACCTGAAAGAGATCCGGTTCAACATCACGAACGCCGGGGTCCGCAGCACGGTCAACCTCGCCGAGGTCGTCACGATCGACGAGACCGACGTCTCGACCGAGTTCGTCAAGCAGGCGGCCCTTCAGGGGTGGTGGGGCACCCTGACCGAGAACGCCCTCCACGCTTACCGGATGGCTGAGATCGACCTCGACACCGTCGGGGCACAGCTCGCGAGCAAGCTCCGGGCGGAGCTGTCCGTGGGACTTCCGGCGGGGAAGAAGCCGACGGAGGACCAGCTCAAGGAGGCCCTCAAGGGCAACCCGGCCTACGCGGCCCAGCGGAAGGCCGTGGAAATGGCCCGGCACAACGCCGATCTCCTCAAGTCGGCCTTGAAAGCCATCGAGGAGAAGGGCAAAATGCTTCAGTCGTACGGCGCGTATCGCCGGTCCGAGATGGACATTGAAGGGCTGAGGACGATGCGGAGGTCTCCGGCGTGAAAGGAGGTGGCACGAACTAGCTTTCTCGTCTCCGTCAGTAGCACGTTTCAACTAGACATGCCAAGCTAAACCCCGTAATATGAAAGGCACACCATGACATTCCTCCCGCCCAAGCTGAACCGCGAACTCATGAAGACCTCCTACGCGGAGGTCACCCGCCAGCGCACGAGCTACTGGAGGCCCGAGAACGGGCCGAACAAGCTCCGCATCCTCCCCGGCTGGCCGACCGAGTCCGCCATCCTCCCCTTCGTGGCTCTCTCCCAGCACTTCCTCGGGGGTGAGGAGAAGAAGAGCTACATCTGCCCCGCGACCCCCGGCATCAACCGCGACTGCCCGATCTGCAAGGTGGCCCGCCTCATGCGGAAGCCCACCATGTCCGAGGTCGAGCAGGAGCTGGGCAAGGCCATCAGCGTCCGCCACACCTACCTCTGGAACATCCTCGTCCGGGGGAAGGAGTCCGAGGGGGTCAAGGTCTTCTCGGCTCCGGGCTCCGCGCACTCCCAGATCCTCGCCTACGCCTCCGACGACGAGAACTGGCCGCTCTTCCTCGACTTCGAGAGGGGCGCGGACATCATCCTCGAAAAGACCGGGTCCGGTCTCCAGACCCGCTACGCCGTCCGGGTGCAGAACGCGAGCTGCGTCATGCACAAGTCCCTCGCCGAGTCCCAGAAGCTCTTCGAGACGGCTCCGGATCTCACCCAGTTCCTCAAGGCCGAGCCCGACGAAGTGCTCATCACCGCCCTCCGCAAGGCGCAGGACATCGAGGACGACGACCCCGTGGACGACGGCTCCGCTGTCGCCGCTGCTGTCGCCCGGGTGGCCAAGGCCCGGCCCGCGACGGTGATCCCCTCCAGCCCGGCTGGCCCGATCGGCATGGGGCTCGCTCCGGCCGAGGACGGGGGCTACGACGTTTCCGTCGAGGCCGAGGTGGACACGCCCGAGACCGTCGAGATGACGGGAGCGGGGAGCATCCCGAAGACCGTCGAGACCACGGCCGGGGCTGCGGTCCGGGTCAAGACCTCCACGGCCGACGACGCTCCGGTGGCTGTCCCCTCGACCGGGGCCGCCCGCGCCGACCTCGCCACGCTCAAGGCCCGCCTGAAGTCCCGGTTGAACACCGGAAGCTGAGATGGCCAAGAAGTCCACTGTTCACGAGGCCGCCCCTTCGGGGGCGGCCCCTTCCCTTCCTCCCCCCATCGACCACGCCATTCTGGCCAACTTCGTCCGGAAGATCGGGAAGAAGATCGGTGAGGACGAGGTAGCCCTCTACGACGCCACGGACCCGAGGTTCCGGGTGCCCTACTGGATCAGCACCGGAGCCCCTGACCTCGACCAGAAGCTCGGGGGCGGGATCGCCGGGGGCCGGGTCGTCGAGATCTTCAGCAAGAACGAGTCCGAGGGGAAGT